TGGTACCAGCGGTGAGAATCGAACTCACTCAAGAACGCTAATCTGGCGCTAAAAGGTGTATAAGGCCTCTCTGACTACCAAGTCTCGCTGGCATGGTGGAGAATCAGGGAGTCGAACCCTGTGACCTGCTTTCACAAGTCTACGGATTAGCAATCCGCTGCATTACCATCCTGCCCATTCTCCATGTTGGCGGGAGCGGTGAGATTCGAACTCACGGACCCATCTCTGAGTCGCCGGTTTTCAAGACCGGTGCCATAAACCAGGCTCGACCACACTCCCATTAAACACCATATAGAAACACACTCCGCAGGAATTGAACCTGCCTACCCGAGCCTTTTGTGACTTGGGCTGTAATCCGCTACATCTGCGTGGCCTACGCATTTGAATGTGTTTTTATATGGCACCCCCTGATGGACTCGAACCACCGAATGTCGGAATCAAAATCCGATGCCTTACCAACTTGGCGAAGGAGGTATAAACCACTACAATTTTTTAAAGAACAGTTGCGTATTGTATCAGAACTAATGTCCTTGGCAATACACTGTGTTGTTTCAAAACAACAAACAAAAAACCCGAGATTTTTTAGGTCTCGGGTCTTGTGTTTGGAATCTTTTTTAGAACTTTTGTTTTAGTTCTCCATCTTTACACAAAACCCGGTTGGCCATGAGGCATCACCACAATTACTAATAACTGTGCGATACTCTGGCTGTAACGAAAAGGGTTTATGGGATATGAGAGACACTTTTTTCTTTCTAACAATGTTTGTATTATATAGTAAACTTATTTGATTGGCAAGAGATTTTATAAAAATAATTTAAACTTTTTTCCATTTAATTGGTACTGACACTATAGGAAGTGTAGGGTTTCTGAATTCATCAAAGACTTCCCATAGACATTCTGATACAACATACTTAGTCAAAAGACCAGTTTCACGACCATAAGCATCTATTTCCCATGGATGTGACCAGTATTCAACCTTATCTGAATCCACTTTCTTGCCTCTCCACATGGAAAGTTGGTCGTTCGTTTCGTTGTGTATATATTGTTTGACATGAACCATCTCATGTGCAAGTGTTTCCAAAATTCTTCTTGCACCGATACCTGGATGTATCTCAATCAAAAAATGTCTTGGCTGTTTTCTTGTGTTATTTTTTTCAACTGAACAAAAACCGTACTCATCTATCTTATCAGTGAAACGTATTTTTGTTAAGCATCTATTGCGGATGCGTGTGTTTGGAATCAATTCTTTTGAATAAAATGTGGCAGCTCTTTCAACATAAGGTTTGAAATCTTTATCGGGACAATTAACTACCGTTATCTGCATTCGACCTCCTATAATTAGTTGACCCGATCCACTTCTCCTTATATATTTAGAGCCTCCAAGATTTCACATTATGAAATTTCATCAGACTTTTTCGACCAAAACTCCTGCTTTTTGTAGGAACTGTAGGCCTTCTTCAGAACGATAACTATTACGGTAATAAACAGAATTGATACCAGATTGGTATACCAACTTGGCACAGTCAAGACAAGGTGAATGAGTAACAAATAAAGTAGCACCAAGGCCAGATTCAGTAGATTTTGCCAACTTAGCGATTGCATTAGTTTCAGCATGAAGTACCTCCGGTTTAGTTATTAGTGTGCATCCTTCGTCTGGATCTATAATTTCCAACTCACAATTGTTATCCCAACCACTTGGCATACCATTATAACCAATTGAAATGATGCGGTCATCTTTTACAACAATCGCACCAACATGAAGTCTACGAGCCGAGGATAGTTCTGCGAACACCTCGGCCGTTTTCATATACACATCACGAAATTTTTGTTTCACAGTAATTCGTAATCTTCTTTACCACAACCACATTCTGGACAAACAAAATCATCCGGCAAATCTTCCCATCTACCTTCGGTTTGTTCGTGGTGAACATGGCCACAAACAATACATACATATTGATTTTCAGTTTCCATCATAGTTCTCCTAGTTTTTGTTGATAAGCAGCAGCATGACGTTTCTCGACCTTGGTAAGTGCGGCGAAACGTTTCTCTGCCAATGCAAGAACTTTTTGAAATTGTTCAGCGTGTTCTTTAGATTCTGCAATTTGGTCACCAAATTCTTTTACAGCAGTATCATATTTTTCTTCAGATGCTTGTCCTTGGAATGTAGGATACATTGTGGTGAATTCATAGGTCTCACCTTCAATTGCTTTCTCAAGGCATTCCTTCGTAGAAGGTTTACCAATCAACAACTCAAGATGACCCCATGCATGTAGAAGTTCCTGGTCTGCGGTATGCCAAAAATGTTTGGCAATATCCTCATAACCCTCATCCTGGGCAATCTTAGCGAAATAACGATACTTGATATGAGCCATTGATTCGCCAGCCAATGCACTCTCAAGATTTTTTAGTGTGACAGACATATTTTTCCTTTATAAGATGGTGCGCCCGCAAGGACTTGAACCTTGGACCAATGGATTATGAGTCCACTGCTCTAACCAACTGAGCTACAGGCGCAAGTATTATTTGATATATTCCAACCAATCCTTACGCATCCAATGAATTGGTTGTGCACGTTCTTGTGATGGCATGTTCTTATTGACGGCAACAAATTCTACACCATCTATCTCTTTGGTGTCCCAATTAGAATATGTGTAGTAAATATCACCACCGTTTTTAACACGTACTTTGTATAAAATAGGTTCTTTTTTGTATTTCATAATACTATCCATTGTATCAAAAAGTAAGGGCTCTGTCAAGAGCCCCTATTTTATTTACCTTTGTTTTGGAATTTTTCTGGATAATTAAGTTGATCCCATTCCTCATCGGAAACGGGCCACCAATTATTCATCTTTCTTTTCCTTAACGGTAATCTTTTTAACGGCATCTTGGATTTTGACCATATTTTCCAGCCAAATCTTCAACATACCATTCACGTATTCGGCATCTTGAATTTCAATCTTGTCATTCAATTTGAATTCGTGTAGGAAATTGCGAGCAGCAATACCTTTGTATAGGAAGTTGGTATCTGGATCCTCATTGTCTTGTGCAACACCTTTGACAACAAGTTTATTGCCATCTAGTGTAACTTCAATATCAGATTTTGCAAAGCCTGCAACTGCAATCTCAATAACGTATTTGTTATCTTTGACTTGCTTGATATTGTATGGAGGATAGGTTGTGATTTTTTTGGATGCGGTTGAGGCCATATCTTGTAGGTCTTTAAAGATATCTCTAAAACCAATAGCCCATGGATCCAATTTGTGTAGGTCGTACAATGTGTTCATATGTTTCTCCTTAATGAAGCGAGTTTAAAAATTGCCGCCCAAAATGGCACGGCACCATGATTATATTAGTATTTATACTAGGTGTCAAGTACTTTGTGGTTTTTTACCAATATTGTACTTGGGTACTAATTGCCAATCGTTCTTTTCTTTATGAGAAATGATTTTTACCTGTGATAGGAAAATAGGTGCAGGTACTTCAGTCTGTTTCTTATTGACAACTTTGACTAGACCCCAATCTTCCAACAGGTTTACGATTGCATTTCTACGTGATAAGTCATTGTCGGTAATATCGGTTGGTTTACCATCCAATGCAAATAGTTCTTTAAAGTGTACCACATAGTACTGTCCTCTTTTGTGTAGGATGTGGCAAGATTGATATAGAATCTTTTCCTTTTTGGATGCCACACCAATACGTGTAAGAGTCTCACGTACTTTTAAAAAATCGTCTTTTTCATTCAGTGTCACTTCAACAAGTTCGTTAACGTTTACCATTATTCTTCACTCCGCCTTTATCTGTTTTTATTTTTATTTCAGCGATTTGTTCATCAGTAAGAATACGTAGAGCCTCTTTGGCTTTGTTGTCAGAATAACCAAAGTATTCTTTCACACATTCAATATTCTCTTCCTTTTTAGACTTCTGCCACGGTTGAAACTTCCGTTTCATAGGTCTGATACTATTTAGAAGATACTGGTATTGCATGTCCTTGTCGATGCCAGAATGCATATTGATTTCATTTGCATAACCAACACAATCAAGGTGATAAGAAAGAGAACGATTGATTAGATAAGGTGCATAGTCCTTAAATTCCAATTCAACATTCTTTTTCTTATTGAGTATGATATCTACAAAGTCAAACGGACTCATTTGAACTCACACTCCACCATGATTTCCGTCAAGCAAGCAATCAGGTTAATTTCATGGTCAGCCACAAATGCGGCTTGATACTGGTATTTTGCAAGGATAAGAACCAATTGTGGCACAGAGTTGGGTTGCAACAACTCATATAGTGTGTCATAGATTTTACGGAAGATACGTGTAGGATCGTTATCCAAGTTGTTGGTAACCCACTTACGACAGTCACCAAAATTTTTGTCCTTCAGTGCATTAATGAGTTCACTAAGATTTACATCCGAAACTGATGCAAGAATGCCTTTGTCAATAGAACCAGAAACACCATATCGTTGCAATTCATTTAGAATCCTACGATTGTCTGGGAAGTGTTTCATAATCACCGCAGCGACCACATCCTTTTCATATGAAATGTTTTCTTTTTCCAGAATCATTTCGACACGTTTCATAAATTGTGCGGCCAACTTGGCTTTGTTACCATTGATTTTAAAGTCAACCACGGTACAACGTGAATGAATAGGATCAATGATTCGGTTCTTGAAGTTACAAGTAAAGATAAACGAACAGTTACCTGCAAACTCCTCGATTGCACCACGCAACGCAGGTTGAGTTGAATTTGGATTTAGATAATCTGCCTCATCAATAATAACAACTTTGCGTCCACCCATCAAGGAGACAGAGGATGCATAGTTCTTAATCTTGGTGCGTAGAACGTCAATACCTGATTCGTCAGACCCGTTGATAACAATATAGTCACAACCAACTTCTTCACACAAGGCTCTGGCGATTGTGGTTTTACCAACACCTGCGGTACCAGACAACAAGAGATTGGGAATCTCTTTACGATTTACATACTCCTGAAAGGTCGTTTTCAGGCTCTCAGGAAGAATACAATCCTCAACTTTTTTAGGACGATACTTCTCCACCCACAACATGTGTTCGTTCATTCAAATTCTCCATAATATAAAAATGTATTGTATCAGATTTTACGCCAGGTGTCATTCTCTTTGACGTAAAGTTTACCATCAGGACCAGGTACAATATTGACCTTTACATCCTTTCTGGTACCTTCCACATAATCATCACCAAAACCATTAGAGCCAGCAATATAATATTGTTGATTTATTTGATACCAAGGTATAGTTGGTTTAGGTTTAGGTGTACCGTATGTTGCCGTCAACTGCAATACAGGTTTTTCATTGAGTTTTTCTTCCAACTCTTTGGTTGGAAGTTCATCTTGTTTATAGACGATTCGTTCTTTAACCTCTTTGTAACCATTTATGCCAGCCAAAAAAAGGCCTGATAAACCCAGGCCTTTCATAAAGTTTCTGCGTGATGCATCACTCATTTTATTTCATTCATACTTTCAAACAAGGCTTCAAACTCTTTAGATTCTGCAACCTCAATTTGGAATGATTGTTTGAATTGTGTTTTTGCCATACGTTTGATAATCTTTTTAGGAATTTTCAATTCATCATATGCAATACCAACAATGTCATTCATGGCTTCTGTATTCGTTTTGTTGCGGTTCATGTACATAACCATTTCATCAACATAACCTTTTAGTTTCTTCAACTGTTCATCATCAAATGAACCAAATAATGTATTCACTTTAGTCATTATTATTCTCCAAACTTAGAATGTTTAGCTTCAATTGCAATCCAATATTCAATATCTCCATTGGAAGATTTGAATTGGGAAAGACCCTGGAAAGAAAT